GTAGTCGTGGTCAGTCTTTAGGAATTGGTGGGCCATGTTGCATCTGGCCCTAGTGATGAGCGATTCATTAAACATGAACGCTGCGCTGACCTGATGCCCTCTCTGGCTAAACAGGTTCATAAGACCGATGATTGATTGGACATACACCCCCGTGCATTGGCCACCAAACATAGGTGTGGATATAAAGATCTTTGCCATTTATGTTCTCTCCTTCCAGCGTTTGTTACGCACAATAAGACCAATGTTTGAATAAGTTGTCTTAAATTCTTTTGCTAATTTGCTCTGTGACTCACCATTAAAATGTCGAACCCTAATTTCCTTAATCTCATCCCAAGTTAATTTTGATTGTGCATTTCTCTCGCCAAACGTAGACCTATTCTTACGGGCCATGTCGGAGAGATTGTCCTTCTGTGTTCCTACGAAGAGATGATCTGGATTGACGCAAGATACGTTGTCGCATCTATGGCAGACAACACGATCTTCTGGAATGTCTCCCTTGAATAGCTTGTAAGAGACACGATGCGCCAGGTGTTTCTTGCCAAAACTCTCTATCTGCCCATAGCCGCGCACAGAGCATCCACCCATCCATATCCAGCAACCAGTCTCGGTAATCGGATATGCCTTGTCTTCTATGCGTTGCTTGGTTAGTGCGAGTCCTCTATCCATGTTCTCTCCGAGTTATAGGTGGGGTATTCCAGAGTGCGGCTGTACCCCGCAGCCGTCCTAATCTTCCCCTTGCGGGGAATCCTGCTCTGAATCAGGGGGGATTTCTTCTCTCAGGAGTTTCAGTAGGTCGGGCAGGTGCATGACTGCTAATGACTTCTCACCGTCTGCTCTCATAATCACTATGGGTGTCTGCCCATACTCGCATGAGGCATCGGCTTGAGCCATAAACTCATAGACAGCAATCTTGCGCCTGCGTTTGCACTCGATCAGATAGTCTCCGAGGATAAGATCTCCTTCATCCTTCTGCTGATACTGCTTGAGGTTGCGCTTGATACGCACCCCAAGGGCATCAAAGATCTCGTTAGCCACCTCACGCTCATAGGTGGCCCCTCGAACCCTACTGATCTTAGCCATTAGAAACAGTTAGTAGAACAGTTGTTTCCGTAACAGCAAGTAGTACAAGTGACCATCCTGCCGTTTATGGTGTAGGTATGCGTAGTACAAGCGGCATAGGCTGCACTTGCGAACAACAAACCTGCTATAGCTGCTGTGATCTTCTTCATGTCAGTCTCCTAAAGTTAGGCTAAAAAGGCACTTCACCATCGTCATCCATAGACTTGCGGCTAGGGAATGGGTTAGCGTTCTGCTGCGTAGGCCGGAAGTTATCTTCCTTCAACGAGATCAGCACCCCCTTGCTATGCTCCTTCGTCCAGGCGGCTATCTTGATCGTCTCTCCTGCTGCGTAGGCTCTCTCGATCCGTAGTTCCCCCTTCCAGTCTGGCGCACCCTGCTTGCCATTCTTGGCGTTGGTAAACAATACTCCTGACCCCGGTTTACGTTCTTGGTCGTATGCCATCTACTTTCCTTTCGCTAAATGGTAACGGGCAAACGTCTTCCCGTTTTGGCTTACTTCTTCTGTCAATATGTTGTGACCCTTCTTCCGCAACTCATCAATCCGTGCCGCCAGCCTGAACACGCCCATCATTGACAAGGCTTCCATTGGAGTCAGAGTGTTCCCCGCCTCCAAAAATTTAAGGATCATGTTGCTTTGCGTCAAAGGGAGTCCTCCGACTGGCTCGGGTTCTTTTTTGCTGCATCGTTGATGCTGAGTTTCGCCCTGCCAATGCCTGCACTCAAGACTTCGTAGAGTGCTTTGGACTCCTGGGAGATAGTGCCAATGATGAAGCTGTTCTCCTTCTCCAGACCTTCCAGCTTGAGTAACTTATCGCCTGGGGTGAACTTCTTGGAGTCAGAGATCTTGTCCACCATCGTCAGGTAGGCATCCACCCAATCCTCATTGTTGACATGGCGGCTGTACGGCTCTTCCATGCCCGGTATCATCAAAACGATACCTTCCCCTTGTTTGAGTGCATGAACCCCCTGGGAACCCTGTGAGTGATCTTCTCTGGGGGTGTCAGGAATGACCAAGGGTTCGGCTCTTGCGCCAGGGATGGTTTCGACTTCGGTTTCGTCGAGCATACCGAGGCCACAGTGGGAGAGGACTGCCCTGCGGATGGCTTTGGTAGTCGCTTTAAGGATGGCATTAGCAAGTGCGTCACCTCTTGCGCCTGCGATGCTGACTGCACCTTGATTTTCACTAACGCGTCCATCAGCGCCTGTAACTCTGCACGAGACAAGGTATATGTCATCGACCCGTTCGCGGTGAGTAATCTGAGTAGACAGTCGGTGGATGGCACAGAGTTGCTGCGTCGCGCTGGCGTTGGCATAAAGGACTTCCTTACCGTTTAGTTTAAGTAAATCGAATGGCTTAGCCGCGGGGTCTAGCCCTGCGTTCTGGCAGCGATAGTTGTAGTAGGCCACCTTTTGAGGCGGTGCTAGCTTGCTCAGATCGCCATTGATGACGATGCTCTCAATGACCTTGGGGTCAAGCTCCTCTTTCAGCACAACCGTCCCTGTTGTGGGATTAATGGTTCTCACGTTGCTCATGATTGCTCCTCAGTTCGCTTAAATTCAAAGAAGCCAACTTTTTCCAAAGAAAGTTCAATGTCTTTGAGCCGCTTTTTGCCCATGTTTGGGATTCGTTGAAGTGAACGACCAAAGTCTTTTACAAACGCCTCTCCAATGCTATAGGCATCAGTCAGACCATTACTTTGTAAGCTATTGGCACAGACAACAGTAAGTCCGTAGTTACGGATCATGTCATCCAAAGTAATTGACCTCAGTCTCTTCTCGGCATCACTATTCGACATATCGTTAGCCTGTTGAATTACTCGTATTCGCTTTGACGTTTGATAAAAGGTCATCAAGGCCAAACCTTCATCAACATCGTCTACATGAAAAGTTATGGTCATCATTTGAGAAGGAACCTCCTCGACCCAGGCTGCTCGGTGACAAACTTCTCATAGATGTCAGGCATCGAGGACTTGAACAGTTCGGCATTGAACTTCTTGGATGCCTTACTCGCCTTCCAAGTAGCCAAGACATTGCCATCTACTGAGACAAGCTGGCTGGATTCCATCATGTAGCCCTGTATTTTGCTCACCAGGTCGTGTTCCTGCCCCTCGAGCGCCTTTATCTGCTCTTTGAGTACTTTGAGTACCTGACAGGCTTGCTCAAGGCTCTGAGTGGCTAATAGATTGGTTCCGTTGTCCTGGCGATAGACCAGTTTGGCAGCGTCTCCCATCGTCTCAGGGTCAAAGGTACGAGCTTGGATACGGCCCCAAAACTCTGCCATCTCTCGGGCATGAATGTCCTGTAGGTCAGCACCAAAGGTCTGCGGGTAGCCTACGATCTCCTGACCGCCAAAGCATACGACCAGCACCACAGACTCAATCTGATGCACGGTGGCTTCGTGCAGGCATTGCACCCGGTATCCAAGGTCTACCTGATCGGTATTGTTGTCACCGTACTTCTTACGCTGGTGGATGCCTAAGTTCTTGACCTCGTAGAGTGTCCTACCGTCTGCGCTGATGTAGTCAAAGTGGCTAGCAAGGTAGTTATGCTTAGGATGGTAGATAGCGTAGTCAGCGTCCTTGAACTCGATCTGATTGCGCCTGGCGTACTCCCGCATGATGGGTTCCTGCATGACTAGACCCATCTGCACCGCCTCGACCTGGCTCAGATCGTCCTGCCCCTTGGCACCGATCTTCTCGGCGTATACCTCGCCGCCTCTGCCCTCAACGAACCTACGGGCATCGTTGCTCCAGAGTGCCTTATTCCTTACTTCGGGAGAGAAATCAGACATGGCTCACCTCCTTGGAGGAGTTGTGAGCGTCCTGCCAGATCTTGCTTGCCGACTCCATGCCCTCAATACGACCGTCTATGTACATGACATACGCGGCAGTAGTGAGCATATAGAGATCTCTGTCTTCCAGATGCGGAAACAGTGAATCCAGACGGGCGCGAATGGCCCCCTTATTCCACTTCTCAGGTGCTTGATATTCCATGATATTCCCCTTTGATTAGGCCTAAATGAATGAATACAACGATACAACTATACACTACTTCTGCTTGTTTGACCACACTTCCAAACAAGTTTCTTCTAGCTGCCAGGAGGCAGGATTTGTCTTCAAGGCATCGGCGATACCTAACCGATATGCCCCAACAATGTCTCTAGGCGGGTCTAGGCTCGTCTGTAGGCTCTGTGGCGTACTTAGTAGCTTATCTGCCGCTAAGACCGTCAGCAGGGTCATTAGGATGCCTAGTGCGAACCCAGACCAATACGACTCACTCTTTACTTGTATTTCCATGATTCTTCCTTCCATATCGCTAGTGCATCCTTCATTTTGTGAACAGTCCATTTGACGTATACATGGCGTATCTGGCTCTCCAGTGTCCAGCGGCTGATGTCCATCA